GTATAAGGCTATCTGCTTCTATAATACGTATGCCTTTTTCACCGGGGTTGAATTCTACCCCTCGCTCTGTACCCGCGAAAAACGCAACATAAGCGTCATTATAAAAGAAAGCCACTATCTTAGAAGGATTCAGCTCAAGCCATTGCTCTTTAGTATAAATGTTTTTTGTTAAGGTATCCGCGCTTCCGCTTGTATCAACTAATACTAAACCAGTAATTGAAGCATATATTACACCTCCTGGAATACTTACTATGGATCTTGCTGACGTGCAAGGTAAATCATAAGGCGTTTGTTCTATCGACAATGTCTTTGGGTCAGTACCAAAAATCATATAAGGCCTAGTTTTCGTTAGCACTATAACAGCTGCACCATTATACCCTAAGCCAACTATCTCTGACTCTACTGGAATTGTGTAAATACTTGGAAAAGCATAAGAGATAAAAGGTTCTGATACATACACTGTATTATCATCGAAACCATATAATAAACCGTTCCCAGCTGCAAGAATACCTTTCAGACCGTCCACAGGTGCTGTCCATGTTTCTGTTGGCAACGTTTCTCCCAATTCATCATCGTCTTTTGTATCATCGTACTCTAAGGGACTTGCTGTTTTTAATATAGCATCTACGTATTGATATTCAGCTCCTACTGCGCCGGTATTTATTCTATAAATATAATATTGTGTTGTATAAACCCCATCGGCTGTTGCGTCGACAAAGTCATCTATTTTTACTTCTGTGCCAACTGTATTTACTTCAAACACTGCTGTAGAAGGTGAAGGTGCGGATTCTACTAAAGTGCCGTCTTCCCACACACCGACCCTTGTATAGCAATAAGCTATATCTCTTGTGTCCCCCGTACCTGCTGTTGTTATTGTATAACTAGGCGCTGCTGTCGGAGCTGGTATTCCTAATCTTCTTGAATCTGTCGGATATGGGGTTGAACCTCCTATACCTAGAGCTATGTTAGTTTCCCGTGGATAAGTATCACCTGTATATACAATACGACTACCGGAATTATAAACCAAACTACTTACTACATTTATCTTATTGCTCCACTGTAACCATTGCTCTCCAAGCCTGTAAATTGTCTCTGTATCAATTTCTAGACTGCCCTCTGATTTAGCTGCTTTTGTTGGTTTTAAACGACCTTCTTGCAAATCACAGTTAATAGCGCTTGAAGCATGATTATTCGGCAATAATTTATCTGATAATCTAGGTATTTCACCTTGAAATTGAGATATATCTATCATTAGTACGCCGTTTCTCTTTTAATTGCGTGCTGCATATAAATACCCGTCATTCGAGCTTTAACCTTAGCTTTGCTTAACTTAGCCGAGTACAATGTATAATTTATAGTCGCCAATTTTAAACTTGTCCACTTTTTTTCAGGCTGCATTTGTAATCTCGACTTCGCGCCTGCAGCTATACCATCAAACCAATCGTGATATAGTATATCTGGTAAGTCTACCGCGTCTTCTGTTGGTTTTAAAAAACTTATAGTATCAAAGTCTGTGTCTGCTGTAACAGCGTCATATAGTGTTACTGTAGCGCTACTTCTTGTATAATCAGTATAAAGTAATCCGTTAAAAAAAATATAGCAATCTGCTATCTGTGAATCTGTTGCAGTGTCTAAAGTCATAGTCGCGCTTCCACTCGATACTGTTTCTTCTCCAGCCAATTGCCAGATTAAAGAGTCATTGCAAAATTGAATAGCTGTTTGTAAAACGGCTTGCTTTATTGCGTATTTAGGGCATCCAGGTACTTGTGTTATAATGTCATTAACAAACCTCTGCATTTAAGCCTCCTGTACCTGTTTCATTACTATATCGCTTTCTAATTTTAGCCCTAAAACTTTATAGAACATGGTCATATGCGATGCGCTTTTTCCTAGATCTGCTCCATTTGTTGACATCCCATAACAGCGACCTAGCACGTAATCTTTAATACTAGCCAAATATATGTCTGATATTCCTATTGAGCTGGAATCTATTGTAAAAGTATCTGGCGTATCCGAGTATACTAATTCTATGCTTAATGCTGAGTCTGGTACTGGTTGTAACCAAAAGGTTTTTGGATTTTCTTCGTCATAAGCGTATGTCTCAATCGAAGTTCCTGTTGTGGTTGTCCACGCTGGAACTGTATCATTAAGGGCTTCTCTGGTTGTTTTTCTAACAGGAGCTCCGTCAGTATTCATTATGACATCTAAGAATCTAATCCCAGTAGCTGGAATTGTTTGTTTAGGTGTATTAGCAATAACCGTGAAACTCTCTGTTACTGCACTAGCATCCGGTCTAGCTAGCGTAATAAGACCTATAGCTTCGTTTACTAAACTCGTTTTTAAATCGTCATCCCAAGTTTCACCCTGCCCATCATACAACAATAAACTTAGGTTACTTAGTAACTCTTCTCCCGTTATAGCCATTTTTACACCTTTAAAAGGAGGGGAATTTCACCCCCCCTTTAAGCTTGATTAATATTAGTACGTATCAATCTGTTTAATGCATTCTGCGAAAACTTCTACTTTAAGTGAAGTCCAATCCACCGCAGTTCCAGGAATCAAATCAATAGTATCAGCAGCTGAGAAGTGCAAGGGCGCATTCAAAAGCCCGAGAACTGCGCCAGCAGTAGCTCCGGATAATGCATCCCCCCACTGGTCTATATTAGTACCAGTTACACCTATATCAACTGTAGTTGACGCTTCTCCAGTGATAACTCTGATACCCGCTGTTAGAACCGTAGTATTAGCTGGGATATTCAGAACCTCCGCTAAATCGCCTGCGCTTTGGTCTATATTTTGCAACGAAAAATCTACAACATTACGCAGTACCGTAATTTGATTCGTTCCTATTTCCATCTGAGGCGGAACCATCTGCCCCTCTATCGAGCCGTCAAAAAAATTATATGTTGCCATTATTTACTTCTCCTTTTACTTGTTCGGTTAAAACTTAGTTATTAAAACTTTAAGTTAATGGGCGGCTGAGTATGAAGAAATAGTTACAACACCGAAATCTTCGTCATTGAATTGCGTTTTCTGCATACCAAAAGTACAACCTGCTGCCAAGCCTCGTTTATTCTCGTAATCACGATTCTTTTCAACCCATGAAATGTAGTTGTTTGAACCCGCTTTTTTCTGTCCCATCTTATCATATGCATTGCCTAACGCAAACACACCTGCTTGGGCGCCAAGAAACAAGTTTCTTCTTACATTTGTAAGAGGGGAATAGATTCTATGTGACTCGAAAAGAATACATTTATTATATACACCAAGAGAACCATTGAAAATCGGATTTTTAAGTCCTCGGACATTAGCATACTGCTGAATATCTGTCCATTTAATACCAGAAGTGCCGCCTGCCGCAATATTTAATCTAAGATCAGTTACTGAATAAGGATGAAGAATAACAATGAAATAATCTTCTCCGTCAATTCTAACAGGTCTCATTGGAATATCACCAGTAGTGGCTTTTTCTTTGGCGTAGTCAATATCTTCTAAGGCAAACTCGTTACCTGAAACTAGTGAAGCTTCATCGGCTGCTTGCTCAGACCGAATAGCATGATTTGCATCAGGCGCCCTACCAGTATTACCTGCAAAGCTAAGGCTTGTATTACCACACAGATAACCGAAAAGCAACTCCTCAAACTTATTACTCCACCATCTAGAAAGAGCCCATTGGCCATCCTTTCTGAGATTATGAATTGTCCTTTGCTGAGACATTCTACCAAAGATGTGGGCATGTCTTAGCTGGTCTATCTTAATATCATCCTGGTAGAAACTCAGGGCTTCTTCGTTGCCTTCCAGGTCATTATCTCCTGTAATACCATCTCCGGTCATCTCAACCAGCAAATCGTATACTATATTATCGCCAGCTGTTTTCTCTAGGTCTTTAGCCATATAAAGCACTGAATCCTCTGTTGAACCCAGGAATTTATTAAAAAACAAGGCTCCTTTTTTCGCCTCGTACCAGGTCTTTTTTGACCATATTTTTACCGTCTGATCGGACGTTGTGCCAAATTCTGTCATACTCATATCGTTACTCCTTTACAGTTTTATCCAGCTGCCTCTAGCAGCTTGTCAATTTTTGCGATTGTTCGAGTATCTAAGTTTTCATAATCCTCTGTTGACATATTCGCAACTTTCGCTAGTAGAGATTCTGGCGTATCGCTGCCGCCTGAATTTGCATTCGCTAAGGAAGCTGGCTTTCCCAGATTTAATTGCTCATGTGAGCTGTCTGCTGTAGTTATAGCTGCGTCGAGTGCTTTTCTTAGATACCTTGGTGTCGCCAACAAATTAGCTTCCAAAACACTTTCAAGATCTAGCGACGGATACTTTTTCTTAAAACCAGATGTTAACTCCTTTGATTCCATAATCATGTCAATAGCTTGATCTGGGGTCGTTGGAGCTGCTAAGTTATTCTTTTCGAGGTAGGCGTCAAAGAC